TGGCAGTAGAACCCGATGACGAAGATCAGATTATTGGTAACGGTGACACAGTTAATGTTATTTCTGTTGTTACTATATTTTCTAATGGGGTCAAGATTTGTTTCTTGTGTGATGTGAGAGAGTAATGTCTATACAAGCAACTATAAAAATCAACTCTTCTTTTAATCAAAAGATGGATAAGCTTGATGAAACAGTTGAAAATGCAGTATATAATAAATTGTTTGATATAGCACAAACAACTGTTGAACTATCTCCTGTAGATACGGGTGCTTATGTTACCTCACATTCTTTTCAAACTAATACAAGCTCTAGGGGCCGTGGTAAATCTTCTCGTAATAAACCTAGAAAACAAAATGAACAAGCCATGCGGCAGGAGGGTTTAAATAATCTAGTACAAGATATTAACACCTTAGATTTATCCTCTACAGAAAAAATTACTCTTCGCAATGATAGTCCTCATGCTAGAGCAGTAGAATACGGTGGTCCGAACTGGAAAATACAACCTTACGGGGTTTATACTCAAGTGAGAAATATTTATGGCTAGTATCTATAATGACATACGGGCAGCACTTGAGAACAAGTTAGCTAACACCTCTAATTTACCTACGGGGATAGCTTATGAGAATGTTTCATTTAGCCCAACGACAGGTACAAGTTACCTACAGACTAATTTTCTCCCGACACTCCGCAGACCCGCTGTAAGAGGTTTAAACCCACAACAGAGATACGATGGTGTGTTTGTTGTAACTGCCTACACCCCAGAAGGTAATGGCCCCGCCGCTGCTGATGCCTTAGCTAATACTATATTAGAGGCTTTTGAAGCAACTACTAAAATCTCCTACACTGGGGATGAAGCAATAACTGTATCTATTGACTACGCTGAAAGACAGCAAGGTTTCTTAGATGCGCCTTGGTACTACGTTCCGATTAATATCGGATGGTACGTTTATAATAATTAGGAGAATACATTATGGCCTTCGCACAAGGTTCTCGTTCCAGCCTATCGTTCATTGTGGAAAGCACATTTGGCACGACTCCTGCTGGTAACTTCACAAACTTACCCTTCAGCACACACTCTTTGAACTTAACTAAAGATCGTGTAGCTGGTACTGATATTCAAGCTGATCGTATGCCCCGTGTTGACCGTCATGGTAACCGTCAAGCTGCTGGTGACATCGTTGCTGACTTACGTGATGCTGACTATGATGCATTCCTAGAATCAGCTATGTTGTCCACTTGGTCAACTAACGTCCTTAAGGTAGGTACTACACCTAAGTTCTTCTCTATCGAAGACTATGCTGCTGACATCGACCAAGCTCGTTTGTTCACAGGTATGACAGTTTCTACTATGGGTATCTCTCTAGCCCCTAACCAGATGGTAACAGCTACCTACGGTATGGTTGGTAAGGATATGACCATAAGTGCTACTCAGAAGACACAGAATGCTGCATCAGGCGCTGCTCCATTCGACGCTTACTCAGGTACATTAGCTATCGGTAACGTCAATGGTACACCCTCTACAGCAGCTATCGTAACTGGTATGGACTTCACTCTGACTAACTCATTCGCACCTACCTTCGTAATTGGTAGTGATAGTGCGCCACAGTTAGAGGTCGGTCGTGCAGAAGTCGAAGGTACTATCTCAGCTTACTTTGAGGATGCAGCTTTAATCAACCGCTTCTTGAATGAGACTGAAACTGAGCTTGAGGTAACTGTGGGTGATGGTAGCAATACTATGAAGTTCGCATTCCCACGGGCTAAGATTAATAGTGCAGATGTAGGTGTAGATGGCCCAACTAGCCGTGTTATCTCTATGTCATTCGTAGCACTCTACAATACTACAGATGCAAGTAACTTAGTTATTACTCGCTCTGCATAGGTTCCCTAGCTAGGGTGGGGAGGCATTGGTGTCGGGTCTGATGCTTCCCCTTTTAACAAACTAACCCGACAACTTTTCACCCCGACAATAAGGAAACTCGACATGGATTTACTAGATTTAACTCCGACTAATGACACCGTTGACATCATCTTAAAACACCCTAATACAGATGAAGATTTAAAGAATGATGATAAAACACCTATGGTTATTACCATGTATGCCCCACACTCTAAGCAGTATAAGGCAGCTATGCATGAGCAAACTAATAAACAACTCAAGAAATCTAAAGGTGGTAAGAAGATTGATGTTACCGCTGAAGAATTAGAAGACTCTTCTTTAGATGTTTTAGTTAAGGCTACAAAAGAGTGGAATATTACTTACAAAGGTAAAGTACCCCCCTTAACTAAAGCTAAGGAAGTCTACCAAGAAGTGTTTTGGATCAAGAATCAAATTGAGGAGGCACTCTCTGATTTTTTGGACTTTACGAAGAAATAGTATCAGATCTTTGTGAGTGGGCAGAGTTTAATTTTAAGCTTAGTCTACCAGATGAAAATGGTACTACACAACGTGAACACTTAGAACAAGTAGAAAGGCAGATTGGACATAAGCCGAAAGAACTGGAACCCCCGACAGAATTTCCTACTCTTCTTTCTCATGTCTGGTCTGCCTTTATTGATTTAAACAATAGCAGAACTATGGGGTTCTCTGGCCCTAACCCGATTACTTATAGCGAGATAAAAGCTTGGAAAGAACTCACACATACTCCATTATGTCCTTGGGAAATCGAGGCTGTAAAATTAGTAGATGTGCAATATGTAAGGGTTATGAATAGTGGCTGACGTATCAATAATCATAGCAACTAATGCGGATCAGGTAAAACAAGAGTTTACTGGTCTTACCAACTCTCTTGTAGGCGCTGCCGCACAAGCTAAAGTGTTTAAAAGCACTATGGAGTTTCTTGATGCAGCTTTCAATAAGGGTAGGATTAATGGGAATCAGTACTCTGCTGCCATACAACAATTAGATGCTGCTGAAGATAGGTTATATGCCTCTATAGGTCAAACCACCGCTGCGGCTAATAATCAAAGTACCTCATTTGATAGGGCGGCGTCTGCTACTAAAAGGATGTCAGGCGCCCAATCTCAAGCGGCAATTGCAGCTAAAAACTTAGCCATTCAACAGAAGATGGCTGGAAAGAGTACCAACAAGTTTGGCATGTACACTCAACAGGTTGGTTATCAGGTAGGTGACTTCTTTGTGCAAGTCCAGTCTGGTACTGATGCCTTAGTTGCCTTTGGTCAACAGGGTACTCAGCTTGCAGGATTACTCCCAGGATTGGCTGGGGCTGTACTAGGTATCGGACTTGCTATATCCACTGCTCTTGGTCGTGCATATTTAGAGTCAAAGAACCTAACCATAAACTTCAAAGAGATTAAGAAGGATATGGGTGCGGCACTTGAGCCTATAAAACCCCTTATAGATGCTATAACCTCAGCCTTCTCTTCTCTAGGGGATGTAGCAAGGAACGTAGGCACCTTTATAGCTGATAACTTTGCCAGACTTATTTCTTATGCTATAGCATTCGCTGGTGTAATGGTTACAAAAGTGGTTGCTGGATTTGTCCTATCTGGTAAGGCAGCTAAAGCTTTCTTTACTTTAGTTAAGAGGGGAATACTTCTTACTGGGATAGGCGCATTTGCAGTTGTTTTAGGGGAAATTATTTACAGGTTCAATGCTTTGATTACTGCAACAGGTAGTTTTGGGGCCGCTATGCAGAAAGTGGGAGATCTTTTTGATGGCCTATGGGATTTTGCCATAGCTAAGATAGATGTTTATCTTGCCCAACTACAAACTATCGGGCCAGCATTCAAAGCCTTTATGCTTGGGATTTTAAATAGTGTACTTGCAAATATTCAAAGTGGATTAAATAATGCCATAAATGCTATAAACAGAACTTTTAACACAAGTTTTGAACCTGTTAGAATAGGTGGTTTTGTAGAAGATGCTATGGTTCAAGCCCAGAAGGATCTAGGGGAAGCTGAAAGGGCAGTAAATAATCTTAAATCTGCTGCTGATGGATCTTGGGAATCCCTAATGGGTATGGTAAATGATCTTCTAGGTCTTACCAATACAACGACAACAGCTTTAGATACAACTGACTGGTTTATGAATAAACTAGATGAAGATACTAAGAAAGCTAATGATTCTCTTAGTAAACAAAATGATGCATTTAAGAAGTTAGAGGATATGTCTAACAGACTAGCTGCACCCTTTGATGACTTCTTTATGGCCTTAGTGGATGGAACTACCTCAACTAAAGATGCATTTAGGTCTATGGCTGATGACATTATAAAAGAGCTTTACAGAATACTTGTAGTTGAACAGATAGTACAATCTATTGGTGGTATTATAAAAGGTGTTATAGCTGGGCCAGTACAAGGGCCAAACTTACCCGTAGAATCTTTAGATGGTGGTGGATACACGGGCTCAGGCCCAAGGTCAGGTGGCTTAGATGGTAAGGGTGGCTTTATGGCTATGTTACACCCCAGAGAGACTGTCGTAGATCACACTAAAGGTCAGGGTAAGGCTTCTGAGGTTGTAAACTTAACTCAAAATATTAATGTGACAACAGGTGTACAACAGACAGTACGTGCTGAAGTACTAGGTTTAATGCCACAGATTGCAGCAGCGTCGAAAGCTGCCGTATTAGACGCTAGAAGGCGTGGTGGTTCGTTTGCGGGGTCGTTTTAATGGCAATATCCTATCCTAGAGCTTTACCTACAAGTATAGGCATTGCTAATATAACCCTACGTGCAGTGAACCAGACTGCTATGACCATGAGTCCATTTACTTATAAGCAACAAATCCATACTCACGTAGGTCAGAGATGGGAATCTGAAGTTCAAATACCCCCTGTAAAAGAGGATTTAGCTGAAGAGTGGATTGCTTGGTTACTGAGTTTACATGGTATGTCAGGTAGTTTTCTTATGGGAGATCCTAATAGAACTACACCAAGAGGGTCAGCTTCTACAACTGTTGGGACACCTGTAGTAAATGGTGCAGGTCAAGTAGGTAGTTCTCTAGCTATTGATGGTTTGCCAGCAAGTACGACAGGATATCTTAAAGCTGGTGACTATATTCAGCTAGGGGCAGGTTCTAGTGCTGGACTATATAAAGTACTTCTTGATGTAGATACTAATTCCTCTGGTCAAGCCTCTCTTGATCTATGGCCTAATATTGTAACTGCACCTACTGATGGAGCTACAGTAATTGTCACGGATACTGTTGGTCGCTGGAGACTTAACTCAGGTCAACAAGAGTGGTCTATTGATAATGCCTCTTTCTATGGGATTACCTTTGCTTGTGTTCAGGTGGTGCCATGAGCCGTAACCTTGAGCAGGTCCAGAATATTGTTGAACTGGATGAGATATTTCCATTCTTCGCTATTGAGATATATTTTAAAGAGGGTGAATTAACTTTTGGCGATGAGACTATCTCAGGTGGGCCATTGTACTTCTGGACTGGCTTAGGTGACATTACGATTGGCGGGATAACTTACACTGGCGCTGGTCAGTTCCTGCAAATATCTGAAGTTACTGACACAGCCGATTTAAGGGCTGCTGGTGCTACTGTTACTATGTCTGGTCTTCCCGTTGAGATTATATCTTTAGCTCTTCAGCAACCTTATCAAGGTCGCTTATGTAAGATTAAATTTGGAATGATGAACGCCAACAGGAATAACACTATTGATGAAGAAGGTACAATCATTGTACTAGAGGACAGGTCAGCACTAGATAACTCTGAGGGTGACCCAGCTATATTAATTCCCCTGTTCACTGGCTATATGGATCAGATGAACATTTCTGAAAACCCAGATAGTGCAACAGTAGCTTTATCACTAGAGAATAAATTAATTGACTTAGAAGTGCAAAAAGCAGAACGGTATACATCTGAGTTTCAGAAGAAGAAGTATAGGAAACTATACCCTAATGCGACTGATACCGACAAGGCTTTTGATTATTTAAATGACTTAATTAATAAGCCGCTAGAGTGGGGTTCCAAGTGAGGTTTAATGATTGGGACATACGTTTAGCAAAGTATGTAGGATCTGTCTTAAATATCCCCTTCAAGTGGGGAGAGCATGACTGTGTTACATTCGCTAATAAAGCAGGTGTAGCTCAAACTGGAAAGGGCTTTGCTGATGAATTTATTGGTCGTCATAAGTCAGCTAAGGGTGCTTACATAGCTCATCAAAGGTTCCTTCGTAATACAGGTTACAAGGATATTATTGAGGGCTTTGATGATAGATTAAAAAGGTTGGTTGCAAAGTACCCCCCTATAGGTGTTATTGTAGCAAGCCCATCTAAGAAAGATGACAGTGTTATGCCTTGGACTTTTGGTGTAGTAATAGGACGAGACTTGGCTTTCGTTGGAAAGAATAAATTAGTTCTTTATCCCCCTAACGATGATATGATGTACTGGTGGCCTCATGAGTGATAAGGAAGAAAGAGAAAGAGCTTTTGGAGCTTTCATCGTTGCAGGTTTAACTATTGCCAGCGGTGGGGCTTACGCTGCAATGGGCGCAGCAGGTGCAACTTTTGGAAGTGTTGCTACTGCGGGATTAACGGCTTTAACAAGTGCCTCTTTAGGTCAATGGGCTACTTTAACTGTTCTTGGTTACGCTGCTGGGGTAGGTAAGAAGGTTGATTTAAGGCCAGCCTCAGGCGGCTACAGTATTAATGTAAACCCCATTGGTTCTGCCCTTCCTACTGCTACAATTTACGGTAGAACTAGGGTTGGTGGCTCTGTGTTCTATCAAGAGGTTATTAATAAGAGTAGTCTTACCCGCATGATTGCGTTTGCAAACCATGAGATAGAAGAGTTTGAGGAAGTATATTTTGGCAGTGAAAAAGTAAAGTCAACCGTGCCTTGGTTTTCTACTGGCTACAAAAGACCCACTGCACTAACTGATGAGGATGGTACGACAAGACTAGCCAACATTGAGATATTATATGCAGAGCGTCTAGGAACGGATGAACAACAATATGTTCCTATAGGCACACGACACACATCAGTTTTCTCTGCAAGATCGACTTGGGGTGAAGAGCATAGAGCGGTTGGTGTTGCTTACCTTGCGGCCAACTTTGAGTACACCAGAGAAGCTTTCCCCAACGGTGTTCCTGTCGTAAGCGCAACTGTGAAGGGCAAGAAGATACATGATCCACGTACTGACACAACAGCTTGGTCAGACAACCCTGCCTTAATCTTACGTGATTATCTGTTGTCTAGTGGTATTGCTACGGATACTGATGAGATAGATGAGACTCTTTTTGCAACTGCTGCTAATATCTGTGATGAAACTGTAAGGCTTGATAAGGCAATAACAACAGTAGGCACTACGATAGTTTCTGGGAAGATGTACGAAATAAAGACATCGACTGGAAGCACTGACTTTACAAGCTTTGGGGCTGCAAACAACACTGTTGGAACCGTTTTTGTAGCTACTAGAGATGGTACGGGTTCAGATGGTACTGACGAGGTCTATGATGTCCAAAAGCGTTATACCTGCAATGCTTCTTTTACTTCTGAAGAACAACCTCAAAACATCATCAAGTCAATATCAGATACAATGGCTGGTATGGTCTGGTGTCAAGATGGAAAGTGGGGCTGTAAAGCAGCTAAGGCTGTTACACCAGTTCTAACCTTTGATGAGGATGACTTACGTTCTGGCTTAAGTATAAAAACACGTAATACTCGTCGTGAAGGTTTTAATCAGGTAATAGGATTATTCAAAGGTGAGGAGACAAACTGGCAACCAGCTAACTTCCCTTCAATAACCAGTGATGTATTTCTTGAGGTCGATAACAACCAAGAAAGTACACTTGAGTTAGACTTACCCTTTGTAACTGACTCAGTACAAGCCCAGCGTATTGCTAAGATTTCGCTGTACCGTAACCGTGAGCAACTTAGTATTAGTGGTTCATTTGGTATGCGAGCCTTACAGGTTGGTGTAGGTGATGTAATTAATATTACCAACAGCAGACTTGGGTTTAATTCAAAACAGTTTGAAGTTATAGAGTGGTCTTTTGGTCTAGCTGGAGATATGACACTAGAAGTAGCTATGGTTCTACAGGAAATTAGTGATGAGGTATTTGAGTGGGATGCTGAAGAAAGGTTATTTGAAAGCAACAACACAACCCTAGCAAGCCCATTCTTTGTGCCAGCGTTAGGCATTTCAACACGCACAGAAACGGCTGTTGTAAATGAAAAAGTGACTAACAGGCTTGTGATTGATGTTACGAGTGATGATGCTGGGTTGGTTGACTTGGTTGAGGTAGAAGCAAGATACGAAACGACTGCTTCTGATGTACGTCAATTCTTAATCGCCAATGCAATATTAAGGGGTGCTACCAGCAATGAGCCAGAACAGACATTATTCTCTAAACCATTAGGTGATTTGTTTAATGATGCTGTGCTTACTGAAAAAGGTGTTTCATCAACAAGATTATTAGGTGACATAAATAACAGCGGACTTTTAACTTCTGCTGACGCCTTAGAATATGTTAGATATGTCAACGGTGTTCAGAATAACTCAACATACTTAAACTACATAACGGATGTTTTTCACGTTGCATTAATATCCAACGCTGATTTGTATCAGGATTATGTGCGCTACTCATTCCCCTACAATGGCGAATTTACGAATGTCGGTAAAGGTGAGCTTGGGTTATTCTACATTAATGACATTGCTGATGGCAAATATACGGTTAGGGCAAAAGCAACAAACACATTAGGCGTTTCATCTGACTTCTCGCAAACTACAGGGTTTTTTGTTGCTAATCAGGTAACGTCTTACCCTAAACCAATCGTAGATATGAGTGTCGATGTCTCTGGAATATCTGGCGTGTTTAACTGGACGCCCTCTGAGGCCAATGACCTAGCTTATTATATTATTCGTCATAGCAATGCTGGCAGCACTTGGGATACGGCTAGAACAGTTGTCAGTAAGATTGCCAGACCAGCAGACAGCACCAGTATTAATTTAGAAGCTGGCAAATATATGATTAAGCCTGTCACTAAATCAGGTGTAGTATCAGATGGCTTTGCAAGCGTTGATGTATTAGCGGGTAATATTAATACTGGTTTAACTAGCTCAACAACTATTACAGAGTCACCGTCATTTTCTGGATCTAAGGTTAGCACAGCAGTTGTTAGTAATGAGCTAAGACTTTCTAGTTATTCCATCCCTGCCAGCGGCACCTACACTTTCGCTACTAACTTTGATAGGGGTTCTGACGGACAATTCCATGTCGCTCTGACAAGCACCATCGCAAGGGTCGCTGATGACACGATAGAGTTTGACAACTTGCCCAGCTTCTTTGACGAACTGTCAGGTAATTTCGATAGCTTCAGTGCATCCACACAGTTCGGCGACATTAATGTTGAATATTACATCGCTATCAAACCAGACGGTGGTGATTTTGGAGGCTACAAAAAGTTTAACTCAGGGTATTTTTATGGAAGAGAGGCGAGATTTCAGGTAAAGTTAATCACGAACACGCCTGATACAACACCTTCTTTATCTGCCCTATCCGCAACAATAAGGTACTAAAATGGCTCAACACGATTACGATATAGCGAACCAAACGGCAGCACAGTTTAGAAGTGATTTAAACGATGCGCTGGAGGCAATAGCTACGAATAACTCAGGCACGGCAGTTCCAACAACAACTTATGCCAACCAGTGGTTTTATGACACTGATGACCAGTTGCTCAAGATTAGGAAAAACTCAGCAACCGACTATTTAAACGTGGGTTACATAGATCAGACTGATGGCTTTGAGGTGTTAGACGATACAAAAGTCGTTGATACATCTGGCACACAAACTGGTTTGATCGGAGATCAGGCTCAAGGTATATGGACCACTGGCACAGTAACAACTGAAAGTCTCGTGTCACCCGCTAAGATTAAGGCGGCTGCTGAAGCATTCTGTCTAGGTTCTTTCAATACTACCAACCAACTATTTAATCACCCCTCTGGACTACAGTTAAGGTTTGGCACCTTTAGCAGCACACAAGATACGGCTCAGGCTTTTACTTTCACAACTGCTTTTTCAACTGCTTGTTTGGTGGTTGTAACAAGTGTTGGGGGCGTGATTGCCAGTAAAACCACAACAGGGTTCACGTTTAACAGGTTGAATGAATACGACAACGAAACAGTGGATTACATAGCGCTAGGGCATTAAGGATAATAAAAAATGGCTGATAAGAAGATTTCAGAATTAACTGCCCTCACAGGGGCTAACACTGCCACAGACGATCAGTTGGTTATCGTTGATACTTCTGCTGGCCTTACAAAAAGCATTACCGTTGCGGAGTTTCAGAACGCCTTAGATGGCTCCACTGGTTTTGTCAGGATTACTGGCGATACTATGACGGGTAACCTAAACATGGGTGATAACGTCAAGGCAGTATTCGGCGCTGGGTCTGACCTACAGATTTATCACGCTGGGTCGGCATCTTACATTTTAGAGCAAGGCACTGGTTCTTTAATCATTCAAGGTAATGGTGGTGATATTTCGTTTTATGACGGTGCAAATAGTGCGTACATGGTGAGAGCCAATACAGGTTCTGACGTACAAATTTCACATTCTGGGACTGTAAGAATGGCTACCACCAGCACAGGTGTAGACATCACTGGGACTTTGACCAGCGATGGGCTGGTTATAGAGCCAAACACAAGTGTATATACTACAGATGCTACTATATCTAACTATAGTTCCTCTAATGGTGTATATATAAATGGTCATTCTAGTGGATGGTTAGCACTTAGAGGTGATGGCACAGGGTTTACACGTTGGACTTTATTTGGTGGCACGACAGGTAATGCAACGCTGCACACAAATAATAAAAATAGAATAATGGTAGACGGTAGCACAGGCGACATCAGCTTCTACGAGGACACAGGCACCACTGCAAAGTTCTTCTGGGATGCGAGTGCGGAGAGCTTGGGGATTGGCACGAGTTCGCCTAGTTCTGCCCTTCATGTGAGTGGCTCT